ACTACAGACAGCGCTGGGTCTAAACCTAATTCATTACTTGCTAAAAATGTTAAGAATGATACCAATACGCCACGTGCGTATGACTTTAGTATCGCCTTTTGTTTTTTGCTTATCTTCATATCTTGCCTCCTAGTAATGGGATGTCGAATGGTTTTCCATCGAGATCGCCTAGCTTTGTAAAACTACAGTGCAAATGTTTAGTGTGCGGATTTATGCCGTTGTACTTACGCCATTTCCAATTTAATATCTTCGAGCATATTCTCCCATTGTGGATGACGTAAGATATGCGTTTATCGGTTTTACCAGCGATTCTGATTTGGTCAGCCAGATAAGCGCTGATCCCTTCGGGTGAACCCAAGCGAGAATCAATATCAATCGCTCTGACCCATCCATTGGCGTCTGGATTATGATCCGATTTTCTGGCGGAGTGACGGCTATCGCCCACCCACCCATCACTGGCAGTACGCCTATCTGGAAACCACGTATCAACTTGATCTCTCAACTGCACACCAGCTGCACATAGTTTAGGATTCAATTTCTATCCAACTTAACGTGTCTTCATCCCAGTACCATAAACCCTCAATAGGTCTTGGTGTTGGGGGTTGCCAATCAAAATTATTATCTAATGACCAAGATGAATATGGTTGTGGCGCAATAAATACATCAACAACAGGATCATAAGAATAACCAACACCAGCGTATTGTTTTCTTATGCGGTTGTTGTAACTTGTTTTAATCCAAGTGCCGCCAAGATTATCTATTAACCATTGATAACCTTCATCACCTGCTGGATCATTATTATCGCCAACAGTTACTCTTAAAACTTTGTTATTACTATCAATTTCTGCCCAGTGGCTCATGCTGCATACCTCACAATTACAAGTCCTGAACCGCCAGCACCGCCAAGACCGCTAAAACCCTGTGAACCTGCACCACCACTACCAGCACCACCACCGCCGCCTGTATTTGCAGTTCCATTACCACCAGCTATTGGAGCAGTACCGTCATTACCGCCACCTGCACCACCGCCACCATTGCCGATAGCACCACCTTGACCTGTAACTAAACTGCTACCACCACCGCCACCTGCATACCATCTTGTTCCTGCAATATCTTGACCAGTTGAAGTGGCAACACCCCAATCAGAATAAGCAGAAGTACCATCACCACCTTTGCCACCTGAGCCACTTGTACTGCTACCACCATTACCGCCAGCGGTTGAAGCACCACCACCGCCACCACCTGCACCATTACTTGCTCCACCTTGACCACCAGCAGTTCCTTCGGCTGGAGAATAACTACCTGAGTTTCCAGCAAATGTTCCTGAAGCGTTTGCAGTTTTTCCACCACCTGAACCGCCAGTAGAACCACCATTATTGTTTCCACCACCGCCTTGTCCAGCGCCACCGCCAGATGAGGAATAAGTATCAAATGATGAATCAATACCAACATTGCCACCACCATTTAATGTTGTATTAGTAGCTCCACCACCGCCAATAACTATGCTGTAATTTGCTGGACTTAAACTTTGTGATGTAATAACTCTAAAACCACCAGCGCCACCGCCAGCCGCATAATCAGTTCCACCACTACCACCACCTGCTATGATTAAAACATCTGCAGTAAGGGAACCACCAGATACGCCAAGTGTGCCATTACCAGTGAACACTCTGTAATTAAATCCACCTGAAGTGTAAAGTGTTCCACCAGTTACAGTCGTAGGCGTTTGTGGTGCGGTAATAGCACTAATTATATTTAACATTTATGCAATAGCCCCAACTACATACCAAGCATTAGCAGCTGTTTTAATGCAGGCTGCTGATTTGTATTGTGCAAGAGTTGGCTGTGCTGCAACTGCGCCAGCGCTTAATACTGTAGTAGTACCAGATGTTACTGCTTTAATAGTTACTGCATTTGTTGCCTGATTTAATACCGTAATAACTGTTCCTATTGGAAAGTTATAAGTAGCATCGGTAGGTATTGAGAAGTTAGCAGCTGAGGATTTATTCATTGGGATTAGTTGCTGGTACTCATCACCGCTACCCACTGTGTAATCTGCTGTCTTAGCAGTTTGTACTTCAAAGGCTGGTAGCCCATTCCACATAGCAGAAGTAACTACTTGCCCTGTCGTTCCTGGAAAAGTTGTCATTATATCTCCTTAATAAGATAATACGTTTTGATCTAAGACCCCGTAATCTACGTTGCCTATTATAAACCCATCTATGACAGGTTCTAGCGTTGTAAACACCACTTTAAAGCTATTAGGTGTGATGATGTTAGATACGCCAAAGATTTGCAGTGTTTTCTCCAGCTTAGATCCACCAGGCTGGGTAGTGATTACTGTGATCGGATCAAAGAAATCTAGGTTGAGAGCTGCTATTACACCTGCATCGTAGTTAGGGGTATATAGGTCTAGCTCGATGGCATCGCATCGGATGGTTGTCTCAGCCCTGCTAGCCACATAAGCCCTGGCGTAATCTAGGGCTACGGCATCGGTTTGCATTAGCAGATCTTGTTGGTTGTATGAATGAATAAAATACTTGTCAATACTCGCCTGATTGCTGGCAGATTGCACAGTGCCCGATAGCCTGCTTATCTGGGCAGAGTTGAATATAAGGGTGTCATCTAGTTTCCAGGCTGCGTTAGCGTATGGGATACCTGTGCCATCATCTGCAAAGACTGTTACTGGATTACCTATGGTCTCTGTAGCTGTGAGCCTGTCCTTAAATACAAAAGATCCGTCAAAGCCTACATATATTGCGCCATACTCTGACAGGGCAACAGTTTGCATAGCACCTAAAGCAGTGCGTGGTGTGCCTGGATCATTCTGTAATGTGGTTTGACCTGCATCTATCTGGCGTTGTGATAATGGCCAGTCGATCTCATCTAATATCTCATTAATACGTGCCCCTGATAGGTCACCAGTATTAGCCCCTGTGACTGTTGAGATCTGGGCATTGTAAGCCAAGCGCATAGCATCTACAGCTTGTATGGTTGTGTAGGCAACCTCTGTGGCATCTTTAGGTTGTGTGTTTACATAACTTGTAATAAAGCCTGAGAATAGAGGATAGGTTACGCTGTTATAGGTAGCAGCGATGCTGACCTTCTTCATAGGTGTTAGTAATCCAAAGTAAGGCCCTAGCGGATTCGTAGGGTTAAAGTCGCCATTCTGATCTACTATGCGTAATGTTAATTGGCCTGTTTGGAATTGATCGTATAAAGCATTACGGCCTACAGCTGTTTGAATAAAGTTAATACGATCTGACACGTCAACAATAACTGCTACTGCATCTGCCAATACGTTTGTGCCTAAGACGCCAATATCTAACTGCATAGCCTGAGCAGTGCTTGGCCCAGTAGAGAAGTTTATTGTGGCGTTTATTACTGGGACTGTCATTGAAACGCAATCGATCCAGCAGGTATTAATGCTCCGTTACCTAGTTTAGTTATGTTACCTAAAGCATCTTGAATATAACGTTCTAGGTCTTGGTTATTACTTAATACTGCGCCTGTATTGACTGTAACCTGTGGCACGATTGTAGGGCCTGCTGCTGCGGCAGCTGTTGTCGCACTAGATGGCATTCCACCTGGCACGGCATATTGGCCTGTTTGTGCTAGAAACGCATCGGCTTGTGCTTGTAATCTTGCTGATGCCCCAGCAAGGCCAGCGGCTGATCCTTGATCTAATCCCATTGTCTTAAAAGTATTCACTAGGCTATTAAAAATTGCATCGTATTTGCTAGGCAAAGTATTAAGGGCGTTAGCGGCATTATTAGCACTATCAGCTAAAGTCTTGGCCGCAGAACTAGCTGCTAACTCTGCATTGTATTTCTTAGCCAAAGCCTCATTATTGTCTAGTATGGCGATCTTGGCCTGGATACGTAACTTAGTCTCAGCATCTGTAGCCTCGCCCAGCGCCTTCATTAAGCCTATGCGCTCAACGTCAAACTTTTCTGATAGTTTATCTAATTCTGTTTTAGCCTTTAATTGTGCGTTTTCTTGTTTGCGTAAGGTAGTTGCAGCTTGTAAAGCTTTAGACTCTTTGCGTAATTGATCTAAATAAATACGGCTAGCTGATCTGCCTTCTCGATTAGATGGCGTAGTTTGGGCTCTTTGCGCTGCGCCTATTTCTGAGAATCCTGCAAGGTAAGCACCTAATACTGGGATATTTTTAACATCGAATAAAACGCCACCAACTTTAGTATTGCCTAATTTTTTTAACTCGTTAACTAGGACTGCAATACCTACTACTGCATCTGCTGTGCTAGTAGCAAAATCATCCATTAGTTTTGTAGCACTGCTAATGCTGGTGTCTTTACCTAATAATGACAGCGCATCTAATAAGCCTTTACCTATTGTTTCTTGTGCATCAGCAGCGGCTACACTAAGTAGATCCATCTTGCCAGCATAGGTAGTTAATCTAGCTTGTGATTGTCCTGCAAACTTTTTATTAAGTTCACCCAGGATTTCATCCATATTGCCAGTCTTTAACGTGGCCTTGCTTATGCCTGCGCCTAGTCTGCTAAGCCCTGCCGTATTGCCTGAGAATCCACGTGTTAAGGCTGCACTAACTTGTGTTAATGATCGGCCCGTAGCGGCGCTTACGTTTAATGCTGTAGTTAATGCTTCTTGACTTTTAGTAATTGACCCTGTAACAGTTAATAATTGCTGAAATGCTGGGCGTAATTCATCATCTAATACGCCAGTGGCATTCTGTAAACTGCCTATGTAATTTTCCACGGCTACTGAACTAAAAGCAAAACCAGTATTACGTAATTGGATTTCTAAAGACTTGGCTGCCTTCTCATCTTCCATAAAGGCGGCAACGGCCTTCTTGCTAAATGCTGTTAATTTTTGCGCACCAAATACAGTGGCAAAAGTGCCAGCCAGTTTCTTTATAGTTTTATCAAAGGCATTGATTTCTTTCTGGCCTTTTTTAAGTCCTTTATTATCAAAGGTGCTGACTGCGCTTACAATTAAATTGGCCACTATGCTGCCTTAGGTAATTGTGTTTTGTTTTTAAAGTCTATGGCAACTGTATTTATTGCTTTAACTACAGCTGGTATAACTTTATTAGATTCTTCAAACCACGCTCTGTAAATTAATCGACCTCGCTGCTTGCCTTCGCCTTTCATCTGGCTGATTGATTCAGCAGATTCTATAAATTGGATGCCGGCATTAGGGTTAATGCTTTGCGAGTTAGGTGCGCCTCGGCGATTTTTACGGCCAGCAGTTTCAAAAATTGCGCCAGGTGCAGATATATTAGCCACATAAAATGCAGCAGCAAAGCCACTGCGATTGCGTTTATTCGTACCAGCATTATATTTAATTAAACTTTTTGCTAATGAATAGTCATACGCTGGAAATGGCCTATAGTTAATAATTCCACTAGATGATGTGGGTTTGCCCCAACCACTTAATACTTCGCTTTGTTGAGGCAGGTAGCCACGTGCTTTATCTCGCACAATAAGCATCGCAGTCTTAATATCTTTAGCCATCTGTTTGTTAAGTTCTGGCTCTACTTCTCTCATAGCCTTCTGGAGTTGCTTAACGCCGTTTACTACGACTGGCATTTCGGATCTCCTTAGCTCTGTCGGTTAGCACCTGTATGATTGCTGCATACATTTCGCTATCCATATCAATAAACTCTCTAGGCGGTATCCCAGTCTCTACGCTCAGCTGTGCGATGCTGTAAAGGACTGAAGACCGCTCAGTTATTTTTTTTCTTCGTCTAATACCTCGACAGTGTCCAGAGTGTCAATAAACTCTGCTGACCATAAAGGTATCTGTGCGCCAGCCCTGCGTAAGCATTCATAAGCAAGCCAGAAAATTTCTGTTTGCCTTTCGTGCTCACGCAAGACCTTGCTAATACCTGAGCCGTACTTTAACTCGAAAGCGTACTCGACACCTGGTGTTATCTTGTGCTCTGATACTTCACCATTAGCCCTTGTTATCTTTAGCTTTGCCATTATTACTCCTTAGTTAGAATGCCACCGATGGGGACACTGTTACTGCGGAGTTTACTGTAAATGTGATAGATGAGGTAGCAATTTCAGCCACGCCACCTTGACCGATTGGGGTTAGGTTATTTACCAAGATTGAGAATTGGTAAGTTGGGTTTGTAGCTGCTACGGCAGTGCCTTTAACAGTAATTACTGATACTGCTAGGGTTTTGCCAAATGCTGCGCTTAGTGTCTCGTTTACCTGACTAGCTGCCCAGTCATTGATAAAGTCAATAGTAAATGTTGCTGATTGTAGACCTGCAACAAACTTGTGAGCAGTATCGCCCATCGCTGTTACTTCTAACTCATCTACGATCTGGTTAATTACGGCATTAGTTACGTATGAGCTAATGTCGATTGAAGGTGTGGTTGGTGCCGCATTGGTAGCCAACTTAACACCTACGTTATTATTTAAATAGATTGCCATTGTTATTCCTCGTCTTTCTTAGTTTGTGCAGTTGGTTTTGGTGCGCTTGTTAATTGGCCTGTCTTTTTCAAGAAGGCTAAGTCTTCTTCGTGTGTGCTCATTTTAACTCCAGCTCGTTAGGATTGATACAGTTATTTCTGATGTTAATAAATCTCCACTAGCTGCATT